CTTTGGCTACTTTACCATTAACTTTACGTCAAGTAATTCCATCTATGCCTGTTTCTGGTAACTTAGTTGAAACCATGAAAGAAGCATCATGGACAAATGACGCAGTTGAAGTGGCACAAGGCGCGGCTAAACCAGAGTCAGACATTACTTTTGCAAAAGCAAACGTAACGATTGAAACTGTAGCGCACTGGATTAAAGTTTCTAAACAAATGTTGGATGACGCCCCTGCAATTGCTTCTTACATCAATGTGCGTTTGGCAGATGGTTTGGCTCAACGTATTGACCGTCAAATCTTCTTAGGTGACGGTACTAGCCCTAACATTTCAGGTTTAACAGACACAGGTAATTTTGTGGCTTACACGCCGACGGCTGGCGACAACTTAGTTGATGCTATTAATCGCATTAAATACACCATGTGGGCAGCAGGTTATATGCCAGACACAGTGATTATAAATCCAGCGACTTGGGGAAATATGGAACGTACTCGTGAAGGCGCTGGCACAGGTCAATACTTGTATGGGTTACCTGCTACACAAGCTGGTATGAATCCTTGGGGCTTGCAAGTTGTATTAAGTAACCATTGCCCTGTAGCTAACATTATGGTTGCTGACTTACGTGGCTCAACAATGTTGTACAACCGTCAAGGTACTACAATTGAAGTTGGTTTTGTGAATGCAGATTTTACGAACAATTTGGTAACGGTGCGAGCTGAGGAAAGACTAGCAATCGCGGTAGATCGCCCAGCAGGTGTACGTTATGGTGCATTTACTGTTTAGTTAACTTAACCAATACCCATTACAGTGTAGTGGGTATTACTAAGTTCATTAGGAGAAACAAAATGAAAGTTAAATTATTAAAAAATTGTAATCACGAAACATTAGGCGCACTTAAAAAAGATGCAGAAGTCGATGTTGATCCAGCAATCGCTTCGTTATGGTTAGAATTGGGTGGTTGCGAAATCATTGAAACAGAAATTGAAACAGAAGTTGAAACAGAAATTGAAACAGAAATTGAAACAGAAATTGATACTAAAGTTGTTAAAAACGAATATAAAGGCGGTAAAAAATGAAAGTAAAGTTACTGCAAGACCAGCAAGATAGTTCGTTAGGATTGATTGGTAAAGGTGAAGTTGTTGACGTTCACCAAATTGTTGCAGAAGCATGGGTAATCAAAGGTATTGCTGAACTTTATAAAGAGCCAACGAATGAAGCTAAAAAGAACAAGTAAAGGTGATGCACCAATTACTTTAGCGCAAGCGCGTAGCCAATTAAGGATTATTCCTTTTGGTTCACCGCTTGCTCACCCTGACGATGAATATATTCAGACGCTTATTGATACAGCAACCACTTGGTGTGAGCAATATACAGGTGTTGAATTGTATCAAGGTACGTATGAAGTGGTTATGGATGACTTTCCATTAGGCGACATACGCTTGCCATTATCACCTGTCACAGCAATCACAAGTATTGTGTATAAAGACGCGAGTGGCATTGAACAAACGCTATCAAACACAAAATATACGCTAGACACGTATGGCGCAAGCAATTTAATCTATCTTACCAATGGTAATACATACCCTGATGTTTTTGACGAGCCTAACGCTGTTAAAATCACATTAACGGCTGGTGTTGTTGCACCAGAATCACCAATCTTACACGCTATCAAATTAATTATTACTAATTACTACGAGAATCGTCAAGAAGACCAAATGAGTTCTGCTCGTTTGTCATTCAATAGCTTACCGATGGGCGCTAAAGAACTGCTACAACCATACCGTGTGGAGTTAGGATTTTGAGAGTAGGTGCAATGGATGATTATGTGTTGGTGCAATACCCAGCGGGTAGCACTGACCCTGATTATGGCGCAGAGATTATCACATGGACTGATTACGGTTACGCATGGGCGGATATTAGCGATATATCTACACGTAACCAAGAACGCATCACAGAAGTCATGCGCTCATTACAACAACCTTGCAAAGTGGTTATGCGATATGACGCAAACATTAAAGCCCATTATCGCATTGTGGTTAAAACGCAAAATGACCGTGTAATTGAATTTATTAGTGCGCCTGTAGAGTTAGGTCGGCGCGAGGCAATGGAGTTTATCGGCGAGACATATTCAGTATGAGACGCATACACATAGAAGGTGCAGAAGCAATCGCAAAGATGCTTGAAGAACTGCCTATGAAGTTGCAGAAGAACGTCATGCGCACTGCTTTAAACGCAGGTGCTAGAGTGTATGCTGATGATATGAAAGTAAATGCACCTAAAGATACAGGTACGCTTAAAAAATCAATTAGAGTTAGTTCTCGCATTACAAAAGGCGCAGTTGAATCATATGCAAAGGTTGGCGGACAAGGTAGTAAAGCATTTTATGCCCACATGGTTGAATATGGTACTAATGCCCACGTTATCAATGCTAAAACACCTAAAGGATTGAAGTTCAAATATAACGGAATGTGGGTTAATACGATGCAGGTTTTACATACAGGTGCGATTGCTAAACCGTTTGTGCGCCCTGCATTTGATAATAAGTCAGACGAGGCAACACAAGCAGTTGCGGGTAAAATACGTGAAAGATTAAGTGAGCAGTTTAAAAAATGAGTGCTAACAAAATTATTTACAATTTACTTAGCACAGATACAGACTTATTGGCTGTTATTCCTGCTTCACGTATGTTTTTTGGCTCAATTCCACAAAACGCAAGTTTACCTGCTTTAACTTACTCGCTTATTAGCGAAAATGAGATTACATCTCAAGCAATGACAACAATTAAGTTACGCAGTCGCGTACAGGTAACAATAGCATCAAAAGACTATAAAGTTACGCAAGAAATTAGGCAGTTAGTAAAGTTTGCGTGTAATCATAAACAAGGCGTATTTAACGGCATTTATACTGATAGCGTGATCGCAGATGGTGTAGGTGCTGATTTTAGAGACGATGAATTGCGTGTTTATTACACTACGATTGATTTTAGATTAGTGCATGATGAATTGACGCTTGATGAATATTTACTTAGTGGTATAGATATATTGCTAGCTGATTCAACAAGTAATTTATTGGTGGCATAAATGATTATTACCATCGCAGGAACTACAATCGCCGTAACTGACGAAATACCATCTACTTACACGAACGCAGGGTATGGCGCATTAACTTATACAAACATTGGGAATATAAGCGACGGTGGAGAGCATGGCATTGAATATAACATTGTCACTTTTAACAGTATAAGCAATAGAGTTACACAAAAATTCAAAGGCTCTTTTGACTACGGATTAAAAACATTAGAAATAGCTTATGACCCTACAGATAGCGGGGCTGTTTTATTGAGAAATGGCTCTACATCATTAAATGATTATGCTTTTAAAATTACTTACCAAAACGGTTCTATTGAATATTTTAGCGCAAAAATAAAATCATTCAATAGAACAGTAGGATCAGTAAATAGCATGAGAATGATAACAGTAGCGTTAGACATTACCAATTTTATTGATGGTGAAGATGAAATTATCGCAGAAAGTTATTTATTAACAGGCGGTGACATGCTATTAGCTGGCACTGGTGATTTATTATTAATAGGATAAGACATAATGGCAAATAAAACCATATCAGAATTAACAGATGCAGCATTGCCATTATTAGGCACTGACAAAACAATAGTATCTCGTGATGGGGTTAATTTAAACGATGCATCACTAAGTGCTTTGCCAATTTCTACGGCACAGCAAACTGCTTTAGACGCTAAAGTTTCAACATCTGTATTAACGGAATCAGTTCAAGACATCATTGGCTCAAGCATAGTGGCAGGCACTAACGTAACAGTGACGTACAATGATGCTGCTGGTTCTACTACTATTGATTCTACAGGTGGCGTAGCAGCATTAAACGCAACCTCAACAGCAACATTCACGGCAACGTTAACAAACAACAGTGCGGTTTTGTCCGCTGTTTCAAGCTTCACGAATATTGCAGTAGGCCGTCCAATTACGGGTACAGGCGTTGAGTCTGGTGCGGTTGTGTCGTCTTTTGATAGTGGTGCTGCGACGATTACTTTAAGCAAAGTGAATAAGGGTACTACAGCCACAGGCAGAACATTTACCGTTGAAAAAGAGGGTGTAAATGGGTTACAGGTAAGTATCCCTGCCGCCCCAAAAGGGTTGATACAAACTGATTATGGTTGGGATAATCCAACAGGGTTTTCACCTTTATTTAATTACAAGCCGCGACAAGTTAAGAAGTTTTTACTTGCAAAAGCGGCCGCAATGGTCGGTAAATTTAGTGGCCCTGTAGTTGGTGGTGATGATACACAGCAAGCGTACTCTAGCAATATTTTAGTGTATGGGGATAGTGTGCCGTTAGGTAACGCGCCTAGTGGAGCAAACCAATGTAATTTTAGAAAGAATATGCCATATTATGTAGTAGCACGTGTGCTTAACCAGATACTTGGATTAGATGTAAATAACAACGCCCTAGTATTTACTGCTAGGACTGATACAATAGCGGGGATTACTACGTCAGACCCGCGTGTCTCTTTTGGTAGTGATGGTTCTGGTTGGGGTATGGCGTCATTTAATGGCACACCCAGCAATCTAACCTATTTCTCAAATAGCACAACTACAAATAGCTTGATATTTACCCCCGAGGAAACTGTTACGTCTTTTGATATTTATGTTGTGAATGCTACTGGTGTGCAGTTCTCATGGGCAATTGATGGTGGTGCTGCTACCACAATTACAACTGTGTCAGGGGATAATAACAAACTGACGAAACATACGGTATCGGCGGGTGCAAATGGTATCCATACAATTGCTATTACCCGTGTTTCAGGTGGAGTAAAGCTCCATGCTATCGTGCCTCGCAGCACGGCTAGATATGAACTTAATATTATTGATGAAGCCATTGGAGGTAGCTCTTTGGCACAGAGAAACCAATATAATAACGCAAACGTTGGCTCTTCAATGCAAGCAACGGTGTTTAATCCTTGCTTGGTGATAATGCATTGGGGTTATACGGATATAGGTGATGGTGCAGACCCTTTAACTTCTGTTGCTTCTACAATTACCCACTACACGACTGAAATTGACCGATGGATTGCGGCCAGTGTACCTATTGTTATTATCGGCAACACCCCTTGGGATGATGTCAATCTGTATAAGGATGATGCTTCGCGACTTGACTGGGTACGCGCATTAAAAGCGTTATGTGTCACGAAAAATATTCCAATGATTGATCTGTCAACCAGATGGGGAAGCTGGCAAGAGGCGCAAGGATTTTTAACGCATTACGCCCGTTTAGATGCAATTGGTAGCGCAGACCTTGGCATGACGGTAGCCCGCGCATTGGCAGCGATGTAATGGCTTACGCGACCGAAACAGAAAGCCCATTCGGTGTTTTTACGATTGGCAACTTTCCTGACAAATACATCGCACCAAGCGGTGACATTACAAACGCAAAAGATACAGAAAACAATACCCGCAAACATACAGATAATTGCGGGTAAAATTTAACAATCACCATTAAGGAGAAACAAAATGGCAATTCAAACAATCGCAGGAACAACAATCAGCATTAGTGCTGGCATTCCTGCAACATACAACGCGGCTGGTTATGCAGCACTTACTTATACTCTTATCGGAAATATTGAAGACGGCGGTGAGCATGGTCGTGAGTATAACATCGTTACATTCCAATCTATTGACAAACGTATTACGCAAAAATTTAAAGGTTCGTATGACGAAGGTGATAAAACACTTTCTATTGCTTACGATCCAGCAGATGCAGGTATGGTATTGCTTAAAACAGCTTTGCTTTCAGATGCAGACTACTCTTTCAAAGTTACTTACCAAGATGGTAAAGATGACTACTTCCCTGCTAAAGTAACTTCATTGCGTAAAGCAACTGGCGGTGTAGATACTATGGCAATGGTAAACGTAACATTGGCTATTACTTCAAGCTCTACAGGCGTAGGTGTTGTTGAAGACTTAGCATAACGCTTTTGGGCTAGGCGCAAGCGACAAGTGATGTTCCCGTTCATCACGCCCAAATCTTTTTAAAAACGGAAAATTAAACGGAGAAAATAATGAGTAAATTTGATTTATCGAAATATGAATTAGCGGACACTTCATTGTGTCATATTAAAGTGCGTGGCGAACCAATGT